ATTCTTCTGATCCGATCTGTATCCTGTCACCAACATCCAGATTGGCTGATGTGGCCAGTTTTCTTACACCTTTCTCGACAATCCCGGTGGGTACAAACTGGCGTTCTTCATAAGTTAGATCGGTAATGTGGCCATTAATTGTACTGGTTTCTGTGACTTCCGGGACCCAGCCTCCGCTACTGTCGGTGTATCCCGGGGTCACAGATACCAGGGTAATAGTTGTATCGTGGTCGAAGATATCAAACATCAGTAGATCTCCTGGTCCTCACCGGTATCACTGAAAGTGTACATACCTGTAATCCTGCCACTTCCAATCCTCAACCGCTCGATGATTGCAGTTGCATCATGCCTGTAGGATTCAAGTGTTTTCCCATTGGTGAACTTGATCTTGCTGCTATTCTCGGATATCTCTGCCACTGCATTCTTGACAATATTCCTGTCGGAAGTGACAAGCCGGTCAATAGTCAGATAGAGTACTGCCTTCTTTGCCAGGGAGGCAGTGGACCCGGAGAAAGAAGATCTCCTGGTATGTAGTTTCAGCAGATCTTCTTCGGTGTCGGCAATGTCGGATATTATGGAATCTGTGTATCCAGCATCAAGTGTCACTTGCAGTTCGTTTTCCACATCAGTTTTGGTGATCAAGGTCATGCACTGCCTCCATCTACATCTGCATTAGCGATAGCAGTATTCATCTCCGTTTCAGTCACGCGATTTTCAAGCGCTGTGTCAAGTTCTGACTGTGTAATACGGCTTTTTTGATCGGTCACCATTGCATTGTATTCACTAGCGGTCAGGGAATCGGATGGTGTCTTCGTGTCATCCCAAGCCATGTGCATCACCCAAGGACTTCAGCATCGATTTTTGTCCCCCTGGCAAAAGACAATATTTCTGCTTTGTTCTGGTCAAGATATGCCTGCAGATCAGACATCGTGTCGATATACACAGTGCTGCCAGAACTATCCTGATAAGAGTCCGGGAAAGTCCACCAGAGCGCAGTCTCATCGTATTTGTATATTGTCTGTTCCTCTTCTGTCATCTCATCTATGCGAGTGATTGTTTCAACATTCCATCTGCAGAGCAGCCTAGCACGTCCGCCCCTAATCTTATCGATGTAGATTTCGTTTGGCTCAATTGTAGATTCTGTTTTCATGTTACCACCTCGTGGATAGGATTTGTTATTCCAAGTTCTCGTGAAGCAATTTCTGTAATTTTGAAGAGTTCTTCAGTGTATGTATGTTCTAACAATAGGTTCCTGGAATCGCAATGTTTCAGCCAACCGACATAGGACATCACTGAACTAATCACATGTTGTGGATCTACACTTTCTCCTTCCTCTGCAATTGCCTTCATTTTCTGTTTGTATTTCCTGCATGACGACTTGCGTAGAAGGGTGAAATGTCTGTGATGTTTGTACCCAAGGAAATCTATACCACACCTGTCCACTTCAGTAATCACTGTTTTTGGATTCAAATTAAGGTGGATATCCCGTAAATATAACTTGATCTTAATGAGAAGATCTTCCAGGAAACGTTTGCTCTTGTGGAGAATAACCCCGTCATCACAATACCGGATGTAATACTTCACACCGCATTGTTCCTTAATCCAGTGATCAAACCCACTCAAATATAGATTACTAAGGTACTGTGAAAGATAATTGCCAATGGGAACATTACTGTCTCCTTCAGGGCTTCTGATGATTTCCTCTAGTAACCACAACGTATCCTTGCATTTGATTTTCCTTTGCACAATCTCAACCATTGTATCGTGATTGATTGAAGGATAATATTTGGATATGTCAAACTTGAGACAGTACGTAGTGTTCTCTTTGTCCCTCAAAAACTTCCGGAGCCTGTAAGATCCTGCATGTATGCCCTTCCCTGGGATAGCAGAATACAGGTCATAGATGAATGTCCTGTCCCACAAAGGCTGCAATACGTTCATGATTGCATGGTGCACTATTCTGTCAGGGAAATATGGTAGTTTGTAGATAGTTCGTTCCTTTGGTTCATGGACTTGTTTTGTAGTGTATTCAGAGGTCTGATAGGCTTTTGTGGCCAGTTTTTCATGTAGAAGATCCACATAATACTCTACATCTGAATCGACCATCTGCACATCGGTATAATGTGTCTTGCCTTTCCTTGCGTTCTTGTGTGCAAGTCGCAGATTGTCTTTATCAATGATCTTCTCAAACAAGTTTCCGTGTCTTTTCATGTATATGCTCTGCTCTGAACGTTCTGTTGCCATACTAATACAGAGCAGCTCCTTCGTTGTTTGTTTGGCCATGTGGCTCTGGTTCCGGTGATGTTCATAACTGCCGTCATGAGCTCGAAGTGAGTGCTGATATTCCGATTCGAATTCGAAGACCTGTTATTCGAATTCAGATAACTGACCCCTGCATTCGACCTGTTATTCCAATTCCTGCTGGAGAGCATAACTCACACACCGAAACCATTTATTCGCCTTAAGTGAACGAATAAAAAGTACCTAGTTTTTTGATAGTCGATTCAAATGGGAGATATTCATGGTACTCATCGAGTTGTTCTCTCAGTACCTTCGCTCCCGTGAAAATGACGTGGCTTTCCTCTTCTCCTACTTTATAAAATTGGATTGCCACATAATCATTTTCTTTGAACTTGCTTTTGTCTACCTTGTAGCCAGTGACGACTATCGGGATTCCAAGAACATCTTTCAGTTTCATCTTTTCACCGATAAGATGTTTCTTGCCCCTAGCAAATTCACTGAATTTTGGTATCTTTTCTTCACTCATATGGCAACCTCAGTCACTGCGGGATAAACTCGAAGCGAGCGCTGATACTCCGAAGCGAACACGAAGACCCGTAAGGCGAATCCAGAGAACCGACCCCCGCAGCCGACCCGTTACCCCAATACCCGCCGGAGAGCAGAATGTTTGTTTCTCCTGCATCATGGACATAGAAGTAGTCGCACAAATACGTTGAACTACTGCCTGCTGTTTCTGATCCGATTAGCAGATATTTTAGCAGGTTCTCTGTTTCCACATCTGATTGGTATCCATCGGTTGTAATTGGTGAAACATTGCTGGCCTCATATTCTCCTGCGGCAAGATCGCCAGCCAGGATACCCGTGCCGTCACGTTTGGTGATTCTGTATTCTGCATCGACTGCTGTATATCCAATACAGAATTTCCACACATTTCCCCAGAGATTTTCGATACCACGATAGACGATGGGTGTCTCTCCGTCTGTACCTGTACCCGTACCCGTTCCGTTAGTACCGATATTTGTGTCGGCTGAATCTGCACCACATAATACTCCGGCAAAATCGGTTCCAGCATCTAAATCTACTACACCCCTGCCAAGTGCGGTTTGACTGTCCAAACTACCCATTTCAGTATAGAAGAGCAATCTGATAGCAGACATTGTCCATATATTCATAGTTCCGTATCCCGAACCAATGTTGTTTGCGTATGTTTCAGCGTCATCTATCGTAAATCTGCCCGAGTTTGGCAAATCGGGATACGCAACTCCTCCGGTCACGGGTGTTTTCCCGGTGGCTGATTGTAGTTTGAATGTGCCAGAATCATCAACCCCGGACGCTTCGTATGCAGAGAGGTATATCTTTGGTCTAACCGCCCCTCCACGCATTTTGAACATTGGATGCACCTCGAAACCAGACAAAGCAATTGGACTGACCCACCATTTCCGAATGTCACCGGAAGATTCGAACTTCACGTAGAATTTTGGTATCTCTACCATAACGTTTCCAGATGCACCAGTTAAGTCAAGTCCATCACCACGTGGATTGCTTCCATACGTGACTTCACCTGTAGATGGATCTACTACACATCTCCACATGCTGCCGAATATGGCATGGTTGTCGAAGAATGAAGTGCTTGGAGTTATAGTATTACCGTTGATATCGATTTGTGTGAGTGTGGGGGATGAACTGGAAGTATCCCACTCAATTCCCACGGGCATGATGTCCTTTCCTGGTGCAACCGGTGGTAACTGTGAGTATGGTGTAGATCCATCCCCGATCTTCAGGATTCTATTATCACTGTCGTAGCATGGTTCACCTGCTGCAGGAGTAGGATCCACAGTGCTCCAATTGTCGGCTGTGTCCCTACGGAACCGTATAAGTTGATTACGTGCCATTATGCTGATCCTCCGTCAACCTGTTTCAGTGTAAGCGCTATCTGGAGAGTGTCCGTATCAGAGTGTCTTGCATTGTTGGCCTTGTGTGTGAGGACACCACCTGAAATTGTAATCCTTGGAATTCTGAGACTTGATTTTTCCCGACTGTCGTATATTGTCTCCCCTGTAGTTACATTGCGGATGGATACCACTTGCCCAGGTGAAATGCTGTTGTATGGAGAAAATAGTGTGATCTGCTTTTCGCTAGCGTCATAACTATAATCACTGTCTTCTAGAATTACCTGTACCATTTGATCACCTCAAAAAAAAAGAAACAGGGTGATCAGGCCGGTATGCTTGCGATTGCAAGTCTCCAGTCACCAACACCCATAGCAAACCTGTTTTTGACACCATAGAGATATTCATCGCGCATGAAGCCAGTTTCAGAGTTGCCCTCAAGTGCATTGAAATCAGTTTCTTTCCTGTTCTGGAAAATCACGGGTTTGGTTATGCGGTTCGAACATGTCAGATACCATGAATCTGCATCTGTAATTTCCGGGGTAGTTATGACGGTATATCTTCCCCTATGCACGTTCATAGTTGGCTTCTTGTCGTCACCGCTCGCAGTGTACCTCTCAATACTTTCAGCACCAACAATTTCAAGGGCTGTTGATTCAAGTTCAGGTGGTACAACAACTGTATCGCCATTGATTTTCAGTGCTTTCCCCTTGTCATCTTTGAACCTCATCATATACGATCTGGCTGTGGAGAGGTTTTCAGATGTGAGTTCTAGATCCAAAAGGTTGTCCTGTGTACCAGAGTCACCTTCTTCATGGTCATTGTCAAAGAAATAGTGACCGTCGTAACACAGTGTTGAATTCCCATCTACAAGAGCTTCAAACGCCTTCTCGCCATAGAAGTTCCTTGCGGATTCAGCCATCTGCTGTACACGTAGTTTGATCTGTCCATACTGATCGTCCTCCAGAGCATCAGCATCAACAGAAATGGTTGATTCCCACTTTTCATTTTCGAGTTCAAACCCGTGTTCAGCAAGAGTACCCGGCAGCCTTTCATCCACAAACTTCCGCATTGTTGGTGTCGCACCCAACCACGCGTATGATTCTTTGCTTTTGTTTGATGATACTTCGACAGCGATACGTCTCCAGTCGTCTTCCACTTCCCTCTTGAACTCGTTGAAGAAAATGGTACGCAGGCCGGTAGTCAGATGGTACGGTATATCATTCTTGGTTACAGGCATTAGCAGTAGCCTCCTATGTCAATGAATACTTTGCCGGAATTCTCCACGGCAACAATTCTACCTACAGCAGGTTGAACAGAACTCTGTGTGGTTGTGACGGTCTGGTTGTCCACGGAATACACATCGCTTCCGATGTCTGTCACAGCTGCACCAGACATGATGAACTCAAAGATTCCTTTCCTGAACACCCTGGTAGATTTATCCCCAGCGGATCCTTCGGAATTATCAACTCCTTCGTAAGCAACCCCGGCAAATGGTTCGCCGTCTGCACCGGTACTGCCGGTCAGGTATCCGGATGCAAGAGTTGTCAGGGTACCTTTATAGATCGTAGTGCTTGCAGCGACATCAAGATCAAGAACTTCACCCTCTCTGCGTGGAGTGTGAATGTCTTCAGTTGTAGCAGTCATCCTTCAATACCTCCATTTTTCTCAAGGTCTTCAGGTGTCAGTCCAAGTTTGCTGTAGATCTCCTTGCCAGACTGATAGGTACTCTTCACAGCATCGTTGGTCTTGTTCCCTTCACCGGCTCCCACACCGCTTTCCATACTGGACTTCAGTGCTTTGGTAGTGGATTTGATCACTGCTACGGATGGTTCAGATTCCATGAACTCTGTAAGTGCATCCTCACCCATGCATGACTTGAGATCCTCGATTGCTGCATCTCTCTCAGCCTTCTTCTGCAGTTCTGCATCGTGAGACTTCAGGGCTGCATTCACAGCTGCCTGAACTTTTTCATCTGTGCTTTCGACCTTTTCTTTCAGGTCGTCAATAGTGGACTGGAGACTTGCAATCTCCTGATCCTTTGCATCAATTGTTGATTTCAGTTCGTCAATGTTGTCTTCAGACAATATTTCCCCTCCTGGAGATTCTTTGCATGAGTGGGCATTTTCTTTAGGAGTATATAAGGGAAAGTTCGAAACAGTCATTGTTACCGTGTGTTCGGGCTCCATTTCTGTCGGGATCTCATCCCCAAGTTCGAATTCGTCTTCTTCCGTATCAAAAATCTTGAAGACACCCTTTCCAATGAACCCCACTTCCCGGGATATCCCTTCCTTCAGTTTCTCCGGATCTCCGGCTTCATCATCAAACAGAAATACAGATATCCTCGCTATTTTGACAGTATTGCCAGTATTGTTGACTCTGGCCACATCAAAATTGTACTTCTCACCATCGTCAAATTCCTGATATGCAGAAGCAACAACTGGCAAACCACAACCATCCTTTTTACTGCAGGCTGGCCGGAATGGATACATCACAAAAGTGCAACCTGTACCTGAGAATTTCAGGATGTTGTTGTCATCATCTGCTTCAACCTCTGCACATTCCTGGGAAACTCCCCTATATGCAGCAGAATTGACCGCATCGATAAGTTCCTGCGACATACCGTCAAAAGTTGCATATGCATACTCACCCTCAAACCACGCTTTCGAGATCTTCCCCTTCTCTGGGACCATGTGGTTGACAGTGATCTCCCCGCCTTCCCAGGTCGAAGCGTATTGTTCCAGGGACTCCTTGGTGAATTTGTATTTCTCGCCGGTTTCATCAAATGCAGAGGTACCAATCTTCACAATTGGAAGTGTGACCTTTCCATCTTTGATGATCGGTTCTTCGGATATAACAGTAGATTGAATTTTCATGAGGAACAGTCAAAGAAAAGAATATAAAAAGGAAAGTTCAGACAAAAGCCCATTCGTCCTTATCATCATCCCATTTGAGACCAGCCTGTTCTTTCTGCTGCTCAAAGAAATCTCTGGGTGTATCCAGTTCTCCATCTCCAAAATAGACAACTGCACGATGTCTGCAATTTGGTTCATCAAGCAATCTGAGAGCATAGTCTGACTGTTCTGTTCCGTATTCATAGACATTGCCAAGGATGGCCACATGATCAGGCCGGGA